CTTCGACGTCGGCAGTTATCTAAGAAACTTAGAAACTGCTTGCTTGTATAAGGCAACGTTCAAGAACGGCTATGTCAGCGAGCTTTTTGCAGCTGACTGTGTCGAACAACAACCTGCCCCATACACGCAGACGTCCGGCGTAAATGCCGGCTTTAAGGCCATCGGATGCTGGTCGGAACTTATCTATCGTCAGTTTGTTCGGACGAAGCTGAGTTCTTACCCATTCCCTCGCAAGCCGACCTTCCAGGTCGATTTGGGGGCGTCGCAGCTGATGTCAGCTGCTGCGCTCCTTACTCAGATCTTCACCAAAGGTTAGTAAATCTGTGATCGGGTTCACATCCGATCTTCCCTTTGCGCGTCTGAGTCGTGGGTGACAGGGATGTTCTCTGTCATTGGATTCTCATCCTAAGGAGCCAGAACAATGGCTGCTTCAAACATCGTCTTGGTAGACGCTGCCGGAACCCCGGTAACACATACGTTCGTCCCTCTCGGGCCCGACAAAGACGGTATCTTCTGGTTCGAAGACCAATCCTTGCCTTCGCCAATCGGTTACTGGCGTATCAGCTACCAGCTGAAACGTCCGGGGCCAGCGAATGCCGGGCAGTCTTCGTCTCAGCGGACATACCGTGCCGCTGTAGGCCTTCACGAGCCAATCCTCGAGACCGTAAGTAACAATACGGTTTCTGGGATAGCTCCGGCCCCGACCATCGCGTATACCCCACGAGTTTTTGTGGAGTACGTGATGCCGGAAAGGTCTGCCCTAGTCGACCGCAAGAATCTGCGGAAGATGAACTGGAATCTCCAGAATGAAGCGCAATTGATCGCGCTTGTGGAGACCCTGGTCACGCCTTACTAGCGGAGGAGTTGAAAAGTGAGCACAGACAGTGATGTCATGACGTCCGTTGTTCGGGCGTTGTGCGAACGGATCAATACTCCTAGGGCTCTGTCAGTTTGGCTGTGTTTTCAATACAGTCCGGAAGACTTGCTAAGTCTTCCCCAACCTGACGTTGCAAACAACGACACCAATCAATTTGCTCTTGACTATTTCATAACCGAGTACCTTAGCAAGTACAAAGGTGTGAAGACTTCAGTCAATTTGGCCGGTGCCGCGATCGGAAAGTGGATACTTTCCGAACAGCAGTGCGCCGTGACGAACCAAAGATTCAAAGACATACAGCTCCGGCCCTTTACGGGTCGCGTTGAATCTGCCCTTTTCGGGGCACAACGTAAAATAGCTGCAGTCCTAGGACCTTTGAATTACTCACGACTATTTGCTGATTGCAAGTGGGGACCCGGTGCGACATTCGACTTAAAAAGGATCGATGCGCATGCGGAACAAAAGATGTCCCAAGCCATTTCGGTTACAGCCAACGCCCTTCCGATATTTAGGAGGGTGGTGGAAGGCGACCTACATTGGATCGCGGATCTGCTGGGCTTTATGCCGAGCGGTCCTTGTTCGATGGTTCCTCAGACTTTTTCTCTAGTCCGAGGTTCGAGGTTACTTACTGTGCCGAAGAACGCGAAAACCGACCGCGTGATAGCAGCGGAGCCTACTGGAAATAGCTTTCTCCAGCAAGGTGTCCACAGCTATTTGCGAAAGCGGTTAGCGCGTTTTGGGGTCAGACTCGACGATCAATCGATTAGTCAAAATCGTGCGCGTGCTGCGTACGACCATGACTTTGCCACGCTTGACTTAAGCATGGCGTCTGATCTCATATCTCGGGAAGTTGTTTATCACCTGCTGCCCTTAGAGTGGGCGTGGCTCCTAGATTTATTGCGTTCCCCGGAAACGCGGGTTCGCGGTAAATGGGTGCGAACTGAAAAGTTCGCATCGATGGGAAATGCGTTCTGCTTTGAGCTCGAGACCCTGATATTCTGGGCGCTTTGCGCGTCCATGGACCAGGTTCTCGGCGGCGTAGGCGATGTGACAGTCTTCGGAGACGATATAATCGTTCCTCAGAAATCCGCTGCCGCCTGCATTGAACTACTTGATGCGTGTGGCTTCACTCTGAATGCGAAAAAGTCGTTTCTTAGGGGAAACTTCTACGAGTCCTGTGGCAAGCATTACCACAGAGCTGTAGATGTGTCACCGACCTACCAGAAGGAAGAGTTAAATCATCCTTCTGAATTTATACGCGCGCACAACCGTTTAGTCAGGTTGTCAAGCCGTCTTGGTGTATTTGTTTTCTCCAAGGCTTTGAGGATACTCAGAAATGCCTATCCTCTCACACCGTTTCCGCGCATCCCTTTTGGGGCTGTCGAAGACGGGGGCTTTTTAACGGATCCAGGCGCTTTGTCCTGGGATCGTAACCGTGGTTATAAGTGCCACGTTTACGATTATCGACCGGGATACGTTCCGGTTCGAGAATCCGCGATGCTTGCGTATAAACTGCGTCGCCCCATCGAGTCCAATCCCTCTCGCGAGGGTTGGGCTCGAAGGGTGACGCAGGGTGCCTGGCGGTCGAAAGTCCGCTGGGTTCCCGAGTCATCACTTGGCCGCGAAACAGTAACTGATCACTCAATTACTGACTAGCACCAAGACGCTTGTCCACTCCTACTACTTATGGAGCGGTTCGGAGAGGGCCGATGGCCCTTGTAAAAGGATTGAGTGCGTCTGCTCAATCCTCCAACGCCCACAGAAGATAGGGACC